TAGTTGGCGAGGGTGAAAAGAGTATGCTTGGGGCAAAGTCTATAGCCGGTGACTCTCTTGATGTGTCTTGCTGGCATGGAGGAGCTACAGGTTGGAGTAAAACCGATTGGTCTCCGTTGTTTAAAAGACAGGTATGGATATGGGCTGATAATGATGCTGCTGGAAAGAAATGTGCCGGAGAGATATCAGAATATCTAAGGGCAAATGGATGTATGCAAGTCAAAGTTATAACACCACCAAACGATTTTAAAGAAAAAGATGATCTCTGGGACGCGGATCAGAACAATTACTTTGCCAGCTCAGGCGATTTGATAGGTTTTATTAAGAAACAGAAAGAAAAGCTACCAATCGGGTCGCTAAGATTTCAAAGGGCAGATTATGTATTGTCGCAAATTGAAAGCCCAGACTGGTTAATTGAAAATTGTTTTGAGAAGTCTAAATTAATAACGGTGTTCGGTGCTCCTAAGTCGGGAAAATCATTTATAGCTATTGCTATGGCGTGTGCTATTGCTAGAGGCGGTGATTTCTATGGACATAAGGCAACACAAACCCCTGTAGTCTATCTGGCCGGAGAAGGGGTCTCAGGAATTCGTCAAAGGCTTGGAGCGTATAACCAGTCAGAGCACGGAGGCAAATTAGCTGGCGTGCCCTTATTTCTATCTAATAGAGGCTCTCGTATAAACGAAGCGGATGAATTACAAAAGCTAGAGACGGAGATAACCCTATTACAAAAAGAGGTGGGAAGCATAGGTTTAATTATTTTGGATACGTTTCAAAGATGCTATTCAGGTGACGAAAACTCAGCTTCAGAGGTTAATAAGTTTATTAAGGCTTGCGATCAATTAATCCAAACATTCGATTGCACCGTTCTTATGGTTCACCATACAGGAAGAGGTAACACTAACAGGGCTAGGGGTTCTTCTGTATTAGATGCAAGTATTGATGGGGAGTTTATTGTCGAAAGAAAAGGAACTAAAGCAGGCAATGATAATTCTATGTTGGTAACGATGAAACAGACTAAGAATAAAGATGGCATGGGAATGACTGAAAAGAAGTTTGAGTTCCATGAAGAGGTCTTAATAGGAGAGGGATTTGAGGTTACATCTGGAATGTTGATAGAGACAAATGAAAATATTTTTACTACAAAAGAATTGGATCACTTGGTAGATACTAAGATTTTAAACCTTCTATATGGTCTTGCTTTACAAGATGCAATTCCAGAAGAAAAGTGGTTTACAGCTCAAACTTTTGGTCATCATGCCTGTTATAGCTCTTCTGGCAAGGAATTTACCAGAGATGAAATAAACAACTCATTAAAACGTCTGGTTAAGGCAAATTTAGTAGAACAAAAGAAAACTGTAACAGGCGTTGAATCCCATCAGGGATATCGATTGAAGGAGTTTGTAGCCCATGAAATATTGTAAGTGTGTAAACAAGTGTGTAGGCATGTGTAAGTGTGTACGCATACATTATATATGTGTGTTGTGTGTGTAGTAGTCCGTAGGACTACACAGATACACACTATATGTATTAGAGATTAAGAATTTTATGAAATCTTATTTAGATGAATCTTTTATAAAGCAAATTAATGCCTACCGATCTTTTGTAATAAATATTGATGATGAGTGGGGTGGAAAGAAGAGGCTTTTTAAATTAGTAAACGTAGAGCTTGAAATTAAATTTTGTAAAGCTGAGATGTTATTAGATGAATCCTTAAAAGGGCAAATCGCTAAAAACAAAATTGACATGATAGAAATGATGTACAGGGCTTGGGCTGTTTTAATCTCAAAAGCCGAAGAGAATGGATATACAAAACTTGAACAGGGTTATAAATGCTATGAGCACAAAGACAATATTTTAATTGTTTGTGATTCTGATTTGCAGTTATCAAGCCTTAAGTTGAAATTTGGAAAAGATAAAAAAACTCTTCTATATAGCATGGAAGAGTTATTTCGATTTATACCCCCTGATCTTATGGAAGCTAAAAAAATATTTAAGTCCAGAGACATGGATATAACTTTTAAGAGAATCACACATGGGTAAAGGTAGCAGTAAACGACCAAGTAGCGTTAGCAAAGAACAATTTGATAAACAGTATGAAGCCATCTTTGGCAAATTTAAAAAGGAGAAAAAGGATGATAAACAAAACAAACCTAAGTCGGGAAAAAATAACTGATCCATCAGTTACGAGTCCCCAACACTATCAAGGCATAGTTGAGTGCTGGGATTTGATAAGAGATAGATTGGGTGAAGAGGGCTTTATGAACTACTGCACGGGCAATGTTTATAAATATTTATTTAGACATAAAAATAACGAGAATATAAGAGATTTAAAAAAGTGCCGTGTCTACCTTGATAATGTTATCGAATACTACGAAAATTTATAGTATGAAGACATCAAGGCAAATCGACTTAACGAATCTAAAAAGGCAAATAGATAAAGGCAAATCATTAAGCGAAATTTCCATGTGTATGGGAAAAAGCAAATCGACAATTTTAAAAGTTGCAAATGAAAATGGATTAAAATTTAACAATAAAAGCCCGTGGGCAAATTTATAATTAAGGCAAATTTAACATGGACATAAAAGTTGATACAGATTTAAAAGCGTTACAAAAAAAACTAAATATTTTAAAAACCAAAACATTTATGAAAGTAATGAAAGAGGGAATAAACCAGACGGCCGCCGTTGTTGTTAATGCTCAGAGACAAACATTACTTAAAAAATTAAAGTCACCTAAAAAGTCAACTCTTACATCAATCAAGATGTCACAATTCGCAAAGGCTACCAGAAGCGGTTTAAAAGCTACGGTTTCAATTGCAAAGGGTAGTACAAACGCTCTCTATTATATGTATACAGGGGATAACGAACCCGCCAGACGGTCAAAATACCCATCACCTACAAGGGATGGAAGACAAAAGGCAAATATGTTTGGTAATATCGTTACCCAAAGCGGGATTATTAGAAACATAGATAAAAGTAACCAACCCAGTTCAAAACCCAATTCAACCTTTTATGGCAAACCATCCGGTAAGGGCTCTAACTACTATGGTTTATGGCAAAGAAAAGGGAGCAAGGGCAAAGAGGGCTTAGACCTTTTAGTTGCCTTTACCCCTTTTATTAAACATAAGAAATTAATTGACTGGTTCGGCCTATCTCATAAAGTTGTTAAAAACAATCTTCATAAAGAGATCAACAAAGAGCTTCAAAGAAGAATTAAACGTGTAATGAAATAAGGCAAATACTGTTTTTTCATAAAGGCAAATACTGTTTTTTCATAAAGGCAAATACTGTTTTTTCATATATGAGCATTATTTTTTTTGTCTTTCTCCTCTTGTTGCCATTCTCCACAATGTCCGCAATTCCAATCATTAGCCGGATAAGGTGCAAAGGTCATTTCTCCGGACTCCTTGCATTTATTACATTCAAAGTTACCGCCATCATCTAACGGGTTACCAACTCTCAAAACCTCTTTAATTGTGTAATTATTATTCATTGTCTTTCTCCTTATATAAAACATTCTGTTACTGTTTCCGCTTCTTTTTTTGACAAATCGGTAAGCGTTGAGCCGATCAAAATTAATGCTAATTGCTTTCTTTTATATTCGGGCAAATTTAATAATTCTTTTACTATCTCAGAAAGTTCTAAGCTGTTTTTAATATTCATTGCGTTTCTCCTTAAAGGCAAATTCTGTTTTTTCATAAAGGCAAATTCTGTTTTTTCATAAAGGCAAATCTGTCTTTTAATAAAGGCAAATTCTGTTTTTTTATAAATGCACGATTTTTTTTTAAAATTTCATTTATATCATTCTCCTTAATAATATTTCGTATTGTTAAAAAAACATCAGAAGCCTTTTCAACTTCATTTGCTAAAAAACCTAGATATTCTGATAACTCTTCAGCGTTATATGTAAGCTCTGTATATCCCGCTTCTTCAAGTTCTACTTCAAAGAAATCAATTTTCTCATTCATAATATGTTCAGATATTGGCTTTATGCTTTTAAGTCTTTCTATTATTTCTTTTTTATTCATTCCGTGACCCCTATATTTTTATTAATCCACCACGAAGAAACAATATAATTATATTCTTTGCAGTTATTACAATAACAATCTAATTCATTCTCTTTTGCTTTTATTCTTTTTATATCATCAGATCCGCACCAATCACACACATAATCATGCCCAAAATATATTTGAAACTCTTCTAATGTCCAGTCTTCCATTTTATCCAATATATGATTTTCATTAGTCATATAATCATAAGCATAATTTATATAATCTTTTTTATTCATGTTTATTAACTCCTGTTAATGTTGTTTATATACCACCTAAAGCCCCAGAAGAGGAGCTTAATTAGGTGGTTAGGGTTTTATTTAATAAGTTTCCCCGATTGAATCAACGTCTTCTTGTGAGCCCACGTTTCCCCCCGTTCTGATTACTTTATAACCTTGAACCGATACAGTTTCGCAATCATCACAAATATACACATCAACTTCATAAGTTTCATTTTGTCCCTCTAAAGTTAATTTATTGCTACGACATTTATAATTCATACAAACAGGGTTTTCTTCCCATGCTTCCCCGTCCTTTTGACTTAGTTTTAATGTGTCGGCTTGTGAAATAAAAGAATTAGGAAATAATTCTAAATAT